GTACTACGTTCTGCACTACCTATTGTTTCCATACCACCAAGTATAACATCAATCTTTTTACTTTCAGTTTCACCTGGGTATCTACTCATGTTCCAAAATGGTGATGTCATTTCTGGAAAGTCTGTTATCATAGTGGCACCAAACTCGTTGTACATTTTACCTTCTTCTTCAGCAGTCATTTCATAGTCACTTGCTAGTCCAAAATGCTTTTGCCATTCGGCATAGGTTTTTTCAGTAGGACGTGGAAATCCTAAGTATTCACATAGTTCATATTCCATCTTCTTAAGGTCATTGATACCACCTGGGAATTCAAATTCAAACATTGGAAAGATAATGTCGTGTCTGCCTGGTATTGCATTTGGTTCTTGTCTGTAGGACGTGGAGACACAAAAAAAGCCCTTTGCTGAGGGCTGACTTAGTAATTCATGTTCCAACCACATCTGGCCGGTTTGTGGTAGCGGCCATACTTGGCCTGCATAGTTATATGTTGCTACGTTGAATGGATCTTCGCATGCGGCTAGTATGCTTAATCTGTTTTGTGTGTGTACTTCAAGAAATCCTTTTTCCAAAAAAAATGACCTTAAAAGGCCAACTGTGGAAGTAAATTTGCTTGGGTCTATTAGTTGTGTCATTTTTGTTTCCTTTAGTCAAAAAAAATTTTAGTCAAAAAAATATCGACGCTGTTGCCGTTCGTTTATTTAGCATCAACGTCGATATTGTGTAATTTATAGTCCGTTTGGAACTATCACATAGTGTATGGCAAGTACTATTCCTAAACTTGCACCTAGTCCAATCATCATCTTCATAAAGTCTCTTCCTACAATAGGAAACACATTCTTTAATCTATACGACCCGTTACTCATTGTGCTGATTGCTAATTCTCTACCACATAACAATCCAACAAACACCCAAGTAGTTGACATTGGAATATTGTTTAGTTCTTTGAAGAAGTACAAACATAAAAAGTATGCGGCATCAATAATACATGCACTACGTACATATCTAGTGTGATGCTTTTCTAATACTATCTTCTGTATCTTGCCTCCACCTTCACGGAACATAAATCCTAAGCCTAGTACAAATACTAAACTTACACCTATCATCATATCCCACGGAACTGCTCTTGGTAAAAATACTGCTATGTTGGCAACGTCATGACTTAACCAAGTAAACCATAAGAAGCCAGTTGTAATCCATTGTCCTATACGCCAATATTTCTTGTGTTCTTCTTTTACAGGATCATTACGTTCGTCTAGCCATTTAGCGATTGTAATCCACAACAGATAGGCAAATACACCTGCGACAGCATATCCCATGATTGACTTTACTAGCATCTTCTCCAGCACAAAAGTACTAGCAAAGGCACTTAAAACTAAAAAAGACGTACTAACTGGTACGCCTATCCTTGTGAGCAGTAATAATACCAACGGTGCCATAGCATGATACCATTGTATTTCTTGAAATGGAATTTTAGTAAGTCTACCGTAACTTATATCTCCACCATTGGTATACCATCCATACCAAAGGCACCACAATAGAACTGCACTTGCGGCAGCCCACATTGTCGTCCACCTAAATCTTTGATTGTTACTTGCTATCCATGTACCTAATGTTTGTACTGAATCGTTAGCAATAACTGAATAGCCAGCAAATAAAAAGCCTAACGCCATCCAAAGTGTTAGTTGATCCATAATCTTCCTCTTTTTGATTGTTTCTTATTATACAAAATTATTTACAAAAAATCAAGCGAAAAAAGATTACAGTTTTATTAAATTTTTTAATTGTATAGAATAGTCTTTTTAGGATCCACTTTCCGTGGTTCACATACTGCAGTATATATTTTTGACTTAGGTTCACTATCACCAGCATTACGATCAGGCACTGCTGGTTGTTGATTTAATCGTTCGGCATAGTATTTGCAACTGTCTATACTACGGAAATACATATCCTGATTAACAATATTTTTTCCAAGATATACTATAAGTAGAAATGCATGTGTCATTAAACATACATAACAATCAAGAATACACCTACACCTATTGCAAGTATTACACCCAATACTTTTAAAACCATAGATAAATCAGCCCAAAGTTCAGCATCTGCTTTTGCTTTTGCAATTCTTGCTTGACGTTGTGCTTCTTTATGTTCCGCTATGCGTTTAGCACGTTCTTCTAAAATGCTTGCCCAAGTACCTGGTCCAAAACGTAAGTTAATAAGTGTAGAAATTTCTTGTAATGCTTCTGCTGCTAATCTTGCATCTATTGCTTCTCTTGCAATATGAGCAGTGTCAAATTGTTCTTTGACACCCATAGTTCTGTTATTGACTTTTTTATCAACTTCTTGCTTTCCTGTAAGCAATTTGTCAATTGCATCTCCAATTTCGCCTATATCTTTTACTGTATCGATGTTTGATTTGATGAAGTCCACACTAGACTTAACTAGTGCGATACCCGCTAGTATCTCTGCAACTGGCATACCTATCCTCTCTATTACTCTCTACGTATATTTAGTTACTTAGAGTGATTAAGACGATAGTATAATTTTTTGACACCGTAATTTTGATGTTTTATAAATTTAATTTGAGGTTTTCGACATTCTAACAGCAAGGGGCTATCTTTTGTTAGTTCAGGTATTACACTTGGAGTAGCCTTCCTTGCCATTATAATATCTTCTAATCTACTTGTACAATCTCATCCTGCATATCTTATGGGATAACCGATGGACCTTATTGCACAAACGTTGTGCCCTTTACAGGATAACTTGTTAGAAGTATTTAGTCAGGAACTGCTATTTGGCCACTATGATCATAATAATAAAAATCATCAGCTTTGCAACAAACAAAGTTTCCTGTAAGGTAGAATATTTTAGTATATTTTAGGGAATAATAAAATAAGTTTACTAGTGGATTATCGTGTTTTATTATAAACGATACTGCTTTATTATCTTCTGTTCTGAACCAATGACTGTATTGAATATTAGGACCATATCTAGTCATAGTGCTTCTCAGGTATTCAACTTGTAAAGTCTTATCAGTTATGTAGGTTTGCATTGGGTTTCTTGTATCACATAATAGTTTTATTTCATCTATGATAGTATCTGCTATATAAAATTCAGGCAATTTAGATATCATTCCCAACTCCGTATGGTGTAAACAAAAAATATCGTCTCTTTCTAAACATTTTCTAAGACTATTCCTCCAATTAGTATTTTCAAAACGACCTCCAACATAAAAATTACCCATAAACATTTTATTTGAATAGTACTTACGTATTTTGTAAGCTAAATCTAAATATTGACCTTGAACAATTTTTTCTTTTGTGCTTGGGTAATCGTCTACTTCTTTTAGAAGTACAGTACAATCGCCTTCATTTCTTACTAAAGCAACTGCTATAGGATCGTTATCAAACTTATACCAATTACAATTATCTATTTCAGGTAAAACTAATTGCTCGTTCATTACTCATACACTCTATTGTGTGTATCTTGACAACGAATAAAAGTGGTACATTTAGGCAAATGTTTTAATTTTTCTGCACCAACATATGTACATGCACTACGTAAACCACCTAGCATATCTTGGACAGTATTTGCAATGGCACCTCTATATGGTACTAACACTTCTCTACCTTCGCTTGCACGATAGTCTTTGAGCCCTCCAAAGTGCTTTGTATTAGCTGCATCACTACTCATGCCATAAAATTGTACAAAATGTTTTTCTTCTGTTACACCAACTTCTTGTGTATTATATATTTTTGTAATTACCTCTCCGCCGCCTTCGTCATGTCCTGCAAGCATACCGCCTAGCATAACAAAATCTGCACCACCAGCGAATGCTTTTGCTACATCACCAGGGCAAGTACAACCTCCATCAGCAATAATGTGTCCACCTAATCCATGAGCTGCATCAGCACATTCCATTACTGCACTTAGTTGTGGATAACCTACTCCTGTTTGTATACGAGTTGTACACACACTGCCTGGTCCTATGCCAACTTTTACTACATCTGCACCACGCAGTATCAACTCCTGTGTTTGATCTGCAGTAACTACATTACCTGCAATAATAACTAAACCAGGGTATTCTTCTCTGATACTTGCAACATAATTTAAGAAACGTTCACTGTATCCATTTGCAACATCAATGCAAACATACTTTATGCTCTTACTGCCTGCGTGTACTGCTCTAAACTTACTAGCATCATCTTCAGTAATACCCATACTATATGCTACATGTTCTCTTGCAATTGAACTTGTGTTAAAAAAGTCTACTAGTTCTTTTATACTGTATGTTTTTACAAGGCATGTAAATAGTCCAAGTTTACCTAGTGCTTCTGCCATATCAAATGTGCCCACACCGTCCATGTTGGCAGCCATAATTGGCACTGCATTAAAATCATAATCTCGTTGTGTGTTTATGGGATAACTTGGATTGTAATTTCTGAAACTGTGTCTACGTGTAAGTTGTACTTCACTACGTGAACCTAGTGTACTGCGTTTTGGACGCAACAGGACGCTACTGTAATCTAACTTGACTTCATTCTCGATATTCATATATGCCTCTTTGGCTTAATTTGATTCTAGTTTAATCTCTAATGGATAGCCTTGATTTCTTGCACTAAGTAATACTTCAACACCCTTTTGTTCTGCAACTTCAAAAGGAAGTAATGCAACAACACCAGAACCTTTTTCATTTATTTCCATTGCTTTTTTATCAGCATCTGTAGGTTGGTATGAAAATTTATTAACTAAGCTGTCAGTCACAAAATCAAATGTAGTAATGTTATCATTAAGATATATTATTTTATAGTCTTTAGGTGGTTCAATATCATTTAATATTGGTCTTACGTTTTGTTTAACTTCAATATCACTCATGTAAACTCCTGTTATGTTTGGGGAGTATCACTACTCCCCTCACTAGTATTTACTCGTCTTACTTCTTAATTGTAATTTTACGAGGCTTCTTCTCTTCTGGAACTATTCTTTCAAGTTCAATGAAAAGCATACCATTTTCAAGTTTAGCATCTTGAACAACGATATCATCATTTAGTGTGAACTTACGAGTAAACTTTCTACGTGAAATACCTCTGTGTAATATTTCACCAGCAAAGTTATTTTCATCAAGTTCTACTGGATTATGGCTGATTGTCATAACATTTTCTGCTACTTCAATATCCAAGTCTTCCATTTTTACACCTGCTAGAGCCATTTCAATTTGAAATTTATCTCCGTCTCTTACAATATTGTAAGGTGGATAGCCAGTACTCTGAGTCTGATGTTCAACATAGTTAAACATATTATCAAAGATTCTGTCGAATCCGACTGCATATGGTGTAAGTTTATTGATATCGAGTGAGGTTAATCT